ATTGTGGCGTCATAAATCAGTGGGTCGTGACCAATCTGGAACAGGACGATCGCTGTCCCCAGCGAACACATCTGCCAGTTGCTTGCGGTGATGGTGGGTGCAACACCTCCACCACCGTAGGTAAGTTCGACCAGCGTGGTGCCGGTGAACTTGAAAATCTTGTTGTTACCTGCAGCAATGATGGTGCTGGCACCAGCGGGGTCGATCAGTTCGCCCAGAGCATCTACGTCGGATGTACCGAGCGCAGCCAGAGTCGTGTGCTGTGCCAGCCACCCCTTGCGTGATGCCACTCGACCAGAACGGTCAATGACACAGTTCGTCGCATCAAGTGCGAACTTAGGGTCCATGTCGGTGGGTGAGTCCTGACTGTTCAATCCGTAGAACCCTGGAGCCGACAGGCTGATCGGTACGATGGGTGACGCCATTACACAGCCACCCAGCAGTCATTGGAGTCAGAGTGAGTAGACTCCAGTGCGATGTAATCGGACAGCACACTCTTGAATACACTATAGGCCTCGCTGGAGGACAACCCGCCATCCTCACCGCGCTCCACCAGTGCTCGGGCGAACGCACCTGCGATCACAGGCTCAGATGGTGCAGTGAGTACATCGGCGTCATCGGACAGGGATGCTGGTGGGAACGACCCATTGACCTTCAGGGTGTATGAACTGTCAGGTGTCGGGAAAATCTCAATCTTGCTGTCAGTGCCATCGTTACCCACCCATGCAAAGCAGTAAGGTGATCCAGCAGAGACAGTGCCGAGTTGCTGCTGGTCAGTAATCCAGCGTGATGGTCTGTTGCGAACGGTGGACTGACTGGTCGATGTGGCGTTGTTGACTTTCACATCTTTGGGACGCAGACCAGAGCCTGTGACCACATAGACAGTGACACCGGCAGTCACTGCTACCGTCAGCGAGTCGTCCAGTGCGTCCCAGTTCCATGCGTCCTCCACCTGGCGTTTGGAGTCGTTGATGTAGTACCCGATCAACCGAGAGTATGCCGTTTGGTTGACCGTCGATACAGTGTTCTCACGCAACCTGCGCAAGACTTCATTGGTGATTTCTAGGAATGTCATGGTGTGACCTCATCAGATGCACCGGCGCTGATCGCAGAGGGTGTCAACTTGTTGATATTTTTGAAAAAGTTTATCACTGCCGCCTGATCTTTCCGAGGTAACGTGTTGAGCACATCGAGCATTGCCTGTGGACTCTCCATGCCGTCAGCAATCGCCTGTGTTGCTTTTCGTCCGATGCGTTTCTCAGCCTCTCGCACGGCGTAATTGTAGCCAGCCACCGTCTGATTCATCAAGTTCGGAACCTTAAAGAAACTATGCACACTATCTGCAACAACCTGATTAAACTTTGCGGCGCCTTCTCCGGCTTGTTTTGGTATCGCTATATCGCGCTTAACGTCCGACAATACAGATTGCAATTGTTTGTTTTTGGCAGAACCTATGTCTGATACTTTGTACCGCCCGGAACCGAGAATCCCCTCAACTACATCTGGAGTTTCACCGCCCACCAGTTTTGCAAATTCAGGTTTACTGTTCCTGTAAGTTGTCGCAGCTTTATCAGCAAGTTCACGACGAGCCAACACTTGCGATTTGTTACTCCATGATTGTTGTGCTGACTTCCAGCCTGTTCCACCAGCGGCCTCAATTGCATCGTCTATGACAGGGCGAACCAGCTTTAACGCGACTGCGGTTTTCTGCTTCTTCACAGCATCACTAGACCCTGAAAGCATCGCATCTATCGCGTCATTTACGCCAGTCTGACGGATGGTTTGCAAGGCGTGAGGGTCTATCACACCATCTGTTGACCACTTCTGTATCTGCTCCTGTACATCAGCCAATGTCCGGTCGGTCAGTTTGCTGGAACCGATGCGCGGGTCATTCCGCATCGCACTGAGTTTGGATAACACCTTGTCAGAACTCAAAGGAGTTAGTCCGTACTGAGCGAGACTATCAGCCTGCATTTGAGCAAATCGCGCGTTCTCTCCTAACAGCAATGAGTCCTTGGCTCGTTGAGTGACCATTTCATCTGCCATACGAGGAAGATCACCCCCGAGGTAGGTGTATTTTGCAGCACCGACTGGTGCGCCACGCTCTATCAAATTAGTTCTCGCTAGTGCCTCTGCGCGAGCACCAGCAGGGACAAATCTGCGAACGTCTTGTACAGCATCTGTAGCTCCACCGGCCAACTCGTCAGCGCGTCCCTGTATTTTCGGTAGAAGTTTCCCGGCAGTTCCTGCTGCTTCCAGTTCAGTCCCCATTGCGGCGCCGGTCGTTGCTCGCATGTTGGCTTTCAGACCTTCACGAGCGGCCCTAGATGACTCGGATGTACTTCCACCCGATAGCCTGGCAAGTGTTGCAGCATTGGTAGCCTCTTGACTGGCGGCGATCCTTGCGTATTTTGTCGGGTCATGTTCTGCCGCCGCAGCCTGCAGAGATTGCACAACAGGATATGCCTTACCCTGTCCACCCTGCATCACCGCCTGTCCTGCTGTGACATTCTGTGGCGACCTGGACAACAATCGTTTGATTTCGTCTGTATCGTCACCGGTCACTTTGCGGAATATCTCACCGGCTTTGACTTTTCCGCCACGGTTGGTCGCGAAGTCTGACATTACCCCGAACGATCTACGTCCCACTTCGGCAGCGAGCGGGAGCGCACCACCCAAAAATCCACCGAACAGTGTCCCTACTATCCCACCCTCAACAGCACCAGTACCTTCTGACCCACCTGTAATGGCACCCTGCACACCACCGGCAGCAGCACCACCGAGTGCCCCGGATGCGACCTTCCTGCCGAGTGGCACCGCCTTACCTGCAATCGCCGCAGCATCAGCGACTTTTTTCAGATTGAACAACTTTTCAGCAGCGTTGATACTCGCAGAACCTGTGGCGTATGCCACCGGGTCTAAGAAAGACCCGGCGAGATACCCGATGGAGTCTTTGTTCGACGGAGGCATCCACTTGTCACCGATCCTTTTATCCCCGGTTGCTACGTTCAACCCTGCCCTAGTTAGTCCACTCGCACCACTTAAAACATCTGCTCCAAATTCAACAATGGGGTTTATCTGTGACGATTCTCGCAATTTCTTGTCAAAGTCGTCTTCCTCTTTCGGTTTCCATTGTTGTGATGCTGCATGTGACAGTTCGCTCTCAGTCGCATCGTCTGGGCCTTCTATGCGAAGAATGGAACCATCTGGTGCCTGTACGCGATATATAGCCATGATTATTCCTTACCCAATACCTTAAATTCCCGTTTTGTCCCGGTAGTTGTTCTACCCCCCTCAACATACCTAGAATCCTTGGTGGGGACTTTCAAAGTCGGCTTCTCAATAGGTGAATCTTTGGTGCCATATTTCTCCTGCATCTTCGCGTAATGAACGTCACGTTTGCGCTCTAGGTCAGCAATCACGTTGTCAAAAGCTATGTTGATATCTTGCTTACCCATTGACGATTTGATTGCAGCAATGGTGTTCAACAGAATTTGCCATTCTTGAACCTGCATAGACCCGATCTTCCCTGACTCGCTCATAAGGTCTTTGGCTATCTTTGTTAACTTGCCCTTGGCACCTTCCAATTGGTTTTCGTAGTCAATAGTGGGTTGGCGCATATTTTCAAGCCTGCCTGCAATTGGGCCAGTTGCAGCATCAGCACCTTTGTGCTGCTTTACCAACTCGATTTGTCCGATAGTCTCTGCGATCTCGTTATCTACACCGAGTGTATTTGCTAATGCGTCCTTCCTTGCCATATCGAGCTTTCCTCGTTGAGCGGGTGTCATACCATCACCAGCAGTCGCAGATTTGGCTTCAACCCTGAGTCGGGCAATCTCGTTAGCCAACTGACCGAGTGTGAGTCGTATCTGGTTGCCTTCCTTTCGGGTGGCATCGCTCTGATTGGCTATGGTCAACTGTTGTTCCAGTTCTTTCTTTTTATTCTCCAGTTGTCCGAGTCGAACCTCTTTATCCAGTTTGAATCTTTCTTCCATATCGAAGTCTTGCTTCGTCTGTGCCCGAGTTTCCTTCTGAGCAGCCAGAGCAGCAGCAGCCTCCTGACGCTTCATCTCATTGGCCTTGAGAGTCAGTGCGGCAGCGGTGCGCAAGTCACCTGCTTTGCGAAACTGTTCAGCCTTCGCAGCCATACCAGCAGAAGTGCCCAAGTCATCCTCACCTTGACCCATAATCTGCTCAGTACGCTTCGCATTCTCAACTGCTGGGTTCTTTGCTCCCAACATCCTGGCCAATCCGGC